GGTCAGTATTATACTGACTTATATCACGTCTCGGCGAATTGTGTTGAGAATGGTTTTTCAGGTCAGATGAGAATATTGATTCTACTGCCTTGTTGAGCTTTTTCAGCGCATGAAACATTTTACGGGTGAATAAACACCTCCCTTAGTTGGGTAAAAAATTATCATTGTGAGATCCACCAAGTTGTGAGACATTCATGGTGTGAAACAAACTGAAATTCGGACTTTATATGAGGAGCGTTAGCAGACCCATTGATATTTAGTCTTTGTTTTCTTATGAGAACTTAATCGTTAGATAGTCTTTCTATTGTTTTAAAACAATGTCCACACCCTCCGTCTGGAGTGAGGGATACATTAATTCTTATTATTATTAGTCTTCTGATAACAGGAGAATATTTTTATATGGTTTAAAGACCCAGATGTAATAAAATTACTGTATGAGAAAATCGCCGTATGGTACATATGAGACCGATCCGGCAACCTAAATGGTAACAACCAGACAAACCCTTCTTATGGAATTTATTTTATAAATTACCCTGCTAGATGTATGATGAATTGGAGATATGAAGTCTCTGGCCCTATTCTTACTAGCATTGTTCAAAGCAGCTGTATTATGTGGTAGTACCAACCTTACAGTTAGGTCCTGTGGGCTAGGTGCTCAGCCTTCAAAGGAGCATCCATTTTTACCAACCCGCGAGGTCCTTCTTGGACTGTGCGGGGAACCGTAGACTCACGGCGTAAGTTGATTTGAAAGAGCTTGCTCTTAGTCATTGCGCAGAAAGCCCTTGTGGTGTAGTAAAACGTGTGTCGTCTTGTGAACAAAACCCTTTCTCAAGGGTCTTTTGTTCGCGCGGTTCAGGTATATTTTATAATATCTGAACATGTGCGATAAAGAGATCCAATCCATACCAATTGATACAGACACTCAAAAGAGTGTCGATTTGATGACGAAGAATTTTGACAACGGTAAGAATGTTTTAGAGGGATATGAACCCTCTTTTGTTACGTCAACAGACGAAGATGATGGATCTGAGTGGACTACGGTCTCTCGGAGAAAATCAAAACGACGTGGTTTTATTTCCATGTCACCCCTGCCTGCCAAGTTAGCGAGTGACGATTTCTTATTGGATGAAGACACTTGTCTGAATGAAAAGGAATTGAGGAAACAACAATTTGGATCCTCAAAAAGGCGAAACCAGAAAGAGTCTAAGATTCGTGAATTTAAAGCAAGTCTACTTTCTGGTGTGAAGAAAACTCCTCCTTCAGTTGAGAAACAAAAGGAGGAATTAATGAAACGCATACATTCTAACTCACCTCATGGTGAGAAAGAAGAAGAAAATGAATCTGGAAAAGAACCAGAGGATATGAAGGATGAATCCTTCTGGACTTCATTATCTCAGATGTCTGAGTATGTGAAGGGCTTAAGCGGTGAAGGCGCAGATGATGCCATAAGACATGCAGAAAATGCATTGATTTTGGCATACCAGTTATATCGCTCCCGAGCTTTGGGAGATGTTGTAGCTGCTATCTCTGCCTACATCAAATTTTATCACAAGTCCAGTTTTATTGGAACAATGTCGTCTCTAGTCGATGAGATTATGAAAGATGCGACACCAGAAGAACTGGACCCTCAAGGAATGCGGGAAGCACTTGATTGTTGGGAATTGTTGAAGGCCAACACTGCCTTTGACAAAATCTCATATCTAGTTACTGCCGCTTTTTCCATTTCCACGTGTAAGATGAAGGACGTGGAATGGTCCATGGAGGGTGTAAAACTTATCCGCGATGAGTCCAAACAACAGATGTTCAAATCGAAAGACATTATTGATTCTGTTGTCCACTCTTTTTCTTGGATGGCCGAAACCGGCGTTTGGTGTTTTCAGGAGCGTTCTCTCGCTCCTATTTTATTTAGTGATGTGCGAATGCATAAGTACACGCAAGACGTGAATTATTTGCTTGCACACGCTCAAGAAGCCAAACACGGTGATTTGGATCTGAACGAGTATGAAAGGAAGTTGGATGAAACTATCCGAAACTCGGGAAAGATGCAATTGGCATCCAAGTCTCCAGCTATGAAGGAATTGCTTCAAAAGAAGTACGCTTCACTCGTGCTTATTAAGCAAGACGTCATAGCTAAAAGAAAGAATACTACCATTAGGTTCGCACCTTTTGGTATTTCTATCTTTGGGGAATCTTCCATTGGAAAATCCAATATTACAGAATTAGTCATGAAAACGGCTTTGACTGCAATGGGTTTTTCAGACGATCCTGCGGGCATCATTACGCTTAAGGAAGGAGCGAAACATGATGACACCTATACCAACGACGTAGAGGGTGTTATTATAGATGATGCTGCCCAACAGACACCACAATATGTGCAGGAGTCTCCTGCAAGAAAATACATTACTATGTTTAATAGTGTTGCTGCGCAAGTTGTCAAAGCAGAACTAAATGACAAAGGATGTGTATTCTTTAATTTCAAAGTAGGTGTCATTACAACAAATAAGAAAGATCTTGACGCAAAGATTTACAGTAATTATCCTGTTGCTGTTCTTCGTCGATTTTTCCATGTGACTGCTGAGGTCAAACCTAAATATCGGATTCCTGGAGGAGATAGTTTGGATACTGATCATCCAGAGCTGGTAAACCATGCCAACCCGTATGAAATTTTGGATGTATGGCAATTTGGTATTGAAAAGGTTTTTCCCAGTGCAGGCACTCCTGTTTGGCAAACACTGCGCTTACCTATCGGTGAGAAGGACAGAGAAGTCTATTGTAAGGAGCTACCTTTGCGCAGTTTCCTTGATGCAGTTATTTACCTCGCTAAGAAACATAAGCGAAAGCAGGAGTTGGAGGTCGTCAAATCTAAGTGTCTTGCCTCTATTAAATGTTGTAAGAAGTGCAATCGTTTACCCCAATACTGCGAATGCACTGATATTCCAGTCACTGAACCTGAACCTCAAGGAATTGCAGAGGAGATAGGTGAAAGTGTCTACATGGGGGTACGGAAAGGTGTGTACAACTCTATCCAGAGATGGTTGGCACCATTGTCTTTTTTCTATTGGTTACATAAACTTGATTTTCATAAAATGGTGACCAAGGATCTTAGACTTTTTGTCGAATCTCAGGCTAACTATGCTGCACCTATGTGTGTGGCTTTAGTTCCAGAGTTTGTACATCAGTCATCAACTTTCCAAAACTTTTTAGATTTGTGGCATACACATGCACATCAGTACAATATGAGGAGGTTCCAGTCTATTCTGCACTTCCTTGTAGCTGCTTGTACATGTTTCAGCTTCTTTCTTCAAAGTTTAGGTTTCCTATTGGTGTCCTGGGTTATTTACCTAGTTTTTATGCTCACAAGTCATATCGAGTATAGACGCCAAATAGAGAAATCTAAAGCAATTTATGCAAAGCGTAGAGATGCTTTGGACGAATATTCTAAATCACTCAGAGATGGGTGGGTTGGAAAAAGCGTTGTAGCATTTCTGGGCATTGCAGTAGTTGTGATGGCTGTTCGGTTTTGGAACAATAAACGTAAAGTGGAAAGTTCCAAGCCACAAGCTGCGTCTGATGTACCTGATATTAAAGCAGAAGACGCAAAACCTGGTTGGATGACGGCTTTTATTGATAAGCTTTGGCTTAAAGTAGAGTCGCCTGAAACCAAAACAATGGTTCCACAGGAATTAATCTCTTCAGTAACTAATAATTGCTGCTGGGGTTCGTTCTTTACCCAGGGAGATGGACGTTCCTTGGGATGTGGAGTTTTCTTTCCACGCAAGTCTGTTATGTGGTTTCCTAAACACATGACTTACCCAAATCTGGATATGACACTTCCCCAGGTTAAGTGTTTTGAGGTGAAAATCTTTAGACACGATAAACCAGGAGGAGTGTTCAAAATTAGGGTCAATGTTGATCTTTGTTACAGTTTCCCAGATATTGACATGTATGGAGTCTATGTCCCAAATAGCCCCGACTTTAAGACTGTAAAAGGTCTTCCGGAATCTTTGCCGAAAGGCAGCTGTATGGGACATATGATTGTGTCTTCCAAAGACACAGAGAAAAAAGTTGCACCTTTGTCTCCGAAGTTTGGGTATTCGGGACATAAATTCATGCAAAAAATGTATGGTGCTACATATAGATCCGAACATGCCGTTTCCGGATCGTGTATGAGTCCTATTATTAGTGAGAGTAAATCTCCCTGCATTGTAGGATTTCATATTGGAGGAAATAATCAAACCCACGAAGGTGTGGCCATGACTATTACCTCTCAAATGGCAAAAACGTGTAACGCATGGTTGGAAGAACACGCTGGCTTTTTGTCAGCTGAAGCTACTAACTTACCACATGCTCAATACGATATTCCTTTGATTACTTCGACTGAGGCTCATCCAAAGGCTATCCACATTCAACAACTTCCTAAGGAAGCGTTTGTGGATGTTATTGGGTCAACTAAGGTCAGGTCTGAGCAAACCACACAAGTTCAACCTAGCATTATTGCTGAAGATGTCAAAGAGGTATGTGGCGTTACAAAAGAATATGGTGGTCCGAAATTGAAGCCTAATTGGAAGGCTTTCAATACGAACATCGATTATTTCTCTAATCCGTCTGATATGTTCGATCCTGCTCTCTTAAAGAAAGCTCAGAAAGACTATGAAGAGCCGCTTCTTAGAGCTATGGACGAATATAAAAAGGTGGAAGATATTAGACCTCTCACCATGGAGGAGACCATTCGTGGAATAGATGGAAAGAAATATATCGACCCAATGCCCATGTCAACAGGAATGGGGTTCCCACTCTTTGGGAAGAAGAATAAAAGAGCAGAAAGTGGAGAGCAACTGCACTTCACAGAGGAGAGACTTGGAGAACTCCTAGTTAGTAGAGCACCGAAAGATCATGTACTTGAAGAATTCAATCGGATGGAAGCTTGCTGGAAAATGAATGAAAGAGGTTATCCAGTGACTTCCGCTACTCTCAAGGATGAACCA